GCAAATGAAGCAGTCTGGGTATCTATCGGGGATGAAGTGATGTGGCGACAACGGTACGGGAGCAAGTACGGAAACAAATCCGCGAACTACAACGGGATATTATTCCATTCTAAGAAAGAAGCCGGATTCGCCGCCGAGTTAGACTTGAGGATGAAAGCTAAGGACATTAAAAGCTGGTCGCGACAGGAAAAAATGTCGCTGGATCTTAACGGCTACCATATCGCCAATTACTATGTCGATTTTACGATAGAGCATAACGACGGCACTAGGGAGTACGTTGAGGTCAAAGGGTTTGAAACTGATGCCTGGAAGATCAAATGGAAGCTATTTGAGGCCATTTACGGCAATTTGCCAAACGTTAGGCTCACCGTTGTAAAATAAAAACTTCTTGAAATAACCTGCATCCTGGGTTAGTATCCGCCAATGAAATCAGCGAGGATATCACCGTGCCGGCAAAATTAAGAAATGGCGTTATCGGAGCCCCTGGCGGATATCGCAATAACTCTGGGCGTAAGCCTGACGAGTTTAAGAAATGGATTAAGGGCCTTGTCCATTCAAAAGAGGCTCGTAAGCGTTTTGAGGGATTAATTAAAGACCTTGGCGACGTTGAAGACCGGATCACGGAAAAAGGCGATGTCATCCCAGGCCGGGCGAAAGCAGACACCTACCTCCGCGCGCTCGAACTCGGATTAAATTACGCAGAAGGCAAGCCAGTCGCTGAAACAAAAACCGACCAAAAGCAACATGAGGACATCATCGCCGCCGTCCTCGGCCTCCGCGGCCAAAGGAGCCTGCCATCGGAGCCGCAGTAGCATCAAGGCCAACTGCGGCCCAAATTCTAAAGTGGCTTGAAGATCCTGTCTATTTCATCGAGACATTTCTTTCGATCATCGACAAGGACCGCAAGGCCGTTCCCTTCATCCTAAACCACGCCCAACGTTCATACGCCAAGAACCGGACAGCATCCGACCTCATCCTAAAAAGCCGCAAGCTGGGATTCTCTAGTCTCATCGAAGGCATGTACCTGCACGCCTGCCTGTTCGGCAAGAACGAGAACTGCATCACGATGGCGCATAACTGGGCCGATACCGCGATCCACCTGGACCGGGTGAAATACTTCCTGGACACAATGGGCTCAAGCGAATTCAAATTCAGCGTCACGCTGGACAAGGATACGCAACGTGAATTGTTCTTCCCCCAAACCAATTCACGCTACTGGATCGGCACCGCGGGATCGCGCGCGTTTGGCCGCGGCCGGGACGTGACTAAACTCCACCTGTCTGAAATCGCCTTCTATCCGGACGAAAGCGTTATCACAAGCGTGACCGAGGCATGCGTCCCTAAAGCCGTAAAGATATTCGAGAGCACAGCCAACGGGGTAGGGGGCGTGTTCTACCGGCTCTGGAAGGAATCATCGGCCCCGGCCTCCGGCAGCCCGTTCAAAGCTCACTTCTACCCGTGGTTCGACGATCCGACTAACGAGTCTGATCCGCCTGAAAGGGCGCCCCTCGGCCTCACCGACCGGCTCAAGAAACTGCAGGAGGCATACAACCTGTCCGACCGGAAGATTTACTGGTATTTGCAAAAGGAAAAATCGCTCGCCGATAAATCGCTCATGCCCCAGGAGTACCCGTCGAACCCGATGGAGGCGTTCCTCTCATCCGGCCGGCATTGCTTTAACCTGCACAAACTCCAGCAGAAGGTCGACCTTGCCTACGCCAACCCGCCGCTAATGACCGGCGATGTGGAAGACAACGGGAAAGCCGTGGTATTCAATCCGAGTGATGCGGGCCCGCTGAAAATCTGGAAAGCGCCGAGGCAGAACCGGATGTATTTCGTTATGGCCGACCCCGGCAAAGGCGTGGTGGACGGCGACTGGTCCGTGGCCCAGGTGTTCGACCGGGCGAGTTGGGAGCAGGTGGCCATCTGGCGCGGCCGGCCCGACCCCGGCGCATTTGGAGAAAAACTTTGCGAACTCGGGTACTATTTCAACAATGCCATTGTCGGTTCCGAACTAAACGAATCCGGCTGGGCCACCAACGAGCGCATGAAACGAAACAAGTATCCGCACGTTTTCAACACGAAACTCATCTGGCCCGAAACCGAACAGAAGCAATCCTGGGACGGATTTCCTACAAACGAAAAGACCCGCAGCCTGATCCTGACCGCCTTGCGTAACGCCGTGGACGACGACACCGCCTACTTCAACGACCCCGTGACCATCGAAGAAATGATGACGTTCATTCAAAACCCCAAGACGTTAAAATTTGAAGCGCAGGCCCAATGTTTCGACGATTGTGTTATATCGGCAGCGATATCTGTTTTCTGTTTGCAGTTTCTGAGCATCGACGAATCGTACGGCGACCATACGAAGAACCTGCACAGAGGATCGCCGCGGCTACAGACCTTGTTAAAAAACAAGTCTGTTCCGCAGCGCGGTTCCAGTACGGGGTACCGGTGACGAGCAAAGCAATTTACATATTGATCCAGCTATACGCTGAAAGGATGGGGCGGTAATGGGTTACGCAAATTCTCACGGATATCCGGAGATAGAAGCAGACAAAATTGAAGTCACTGGCGATCGCATACTCCTGGTTTGGGAGGAAAAGAAATCGACTCTCTTGGGTGGAAAGCTAGCCGCTCCATTAACTAACCGAAAGCAGCATTATACGGGAGAGGTGGTTAAGATTGGCCCGCTTGTTGACCCTACGATCCAAATAGGTGACAGGGTTATTTTTGACCAATTTTCAAATTTTATTCAGTTTTTTGATAAAAAGTACGGTAGACTCGCGTTGATTGAAGAAAGTAAACAGGGCGATTGCTACGCTGTTATCCCAAAGCGGGTAGAAGTCGATAACGGAGAACTGGGATATGATTTTGAAGCCGCATAACAGGAGAACACGATGAAACGTTTGAAATTATTTCTGCCGCTGATTGCGGCGATGTTGTTTGTATCCATCTCGCACGCCGACCAATCCGACCGGCAAAAAGACAAATCAAAACTCGCGGTTTACAGCCAGAGTTTCGCGTCAACGGTAGTCCCAAGCACCAGCGTTGTATTGATCGACCTGAGCGATACCACGAACTTCCCGCACAAAGAAACAGATCGACTTTACATCCATAGCATTTGTGTGGATATTGACAAGGTGGCCGCGACCACCACCACAGTGAAAGTAGGAGTCGTAAACTACATCGACGCCAGCTCCAGCACCGTAACCTGGTTCAAGATCGTTGGGCAGGACCTGAATGTATCAAATACGAACCCGAAGCCCTGCACCGAGTACCTCGCTCCGCTCGACATGCGAATCACCGCCGGGGCATCGATAACCGAAGGGGCCGTTGATAACGCAAAATCCAACCAGACCACAAACTCCACCACGTTCAAGACCGACGTTCGCCTTCCGTCAACCAACGGAAACATTTATCCCGGATTGGGAGATATTGTCGCCACGATCACCAAAGGCGGCGCCGCGGTGAATTACACATTCGAGATTGTTTACAGCTCAAGCCGATAAGGGGGAAAAATGGACATCAACAAATTCGCAAAGCGGGTAGCGTTCCACGAAACCGGCGACCGGCAGGTGGATATCGCCCAGATCAAGCAGATTCTTAACGTGATCAACAAGCTGACCAAAGGCGTATTTTACGCCGTGATTAAACTTATGACCGTTCTCCTGCTTGTCTGCGTCTCAGCCAAGGCCGCGGTTGATTTTACAAGCGTTGAATTAACGCTGATCGACCATGTGGCACCGACCACGCAATTCCGAAGCGGTGAAACGCGCGTTGGATTAATGGACTCCATCGTTTTGATTGGAAGCCATGAAGGTAAATCGCTAGCCGATTTACAGTTCGGTTTTAATGGGCTCACGAAACCAGAATCTGGAAAAGCACAGGCCGCAAGTTTCCTTGTTGGTGGCTACTTAAAACTCAGTTCGATTGTTAACCCAAAATTAAAGTTCCCTCCTCACTGGGCTTTTCTCCGATCGCTTGAATGGGGACCGAGCATCCAATACGATTTTCGTGATAAAGTATGGCGCGGAAATATTGTTCAAGCCAGCCTTGCATTTGGCCTTGAGCCAAAATAATGAGCGACACCAACGGAACATCTAGGCCGCAGATCGAAGAAAAGTTTTCGATCAACGTCGATCCCGGCCCGCCGATGATGGCGATTGTATTTCTGCCGATTCAGAAGTGGATTGACGACCGTGAGAACGGAGCCGCGCTGATCCACGGCAAGCTCAAGGAGTCTGAGGCGATTTTGCTCAAGCTGATGCGCGAACGCAGAGCCATGAAGGACCGTGGCGGCGTTATCGGCCCGGACGGCAAGCCGCCATTGTCGGTGGCATAATTTTGATGTTTAACGAAGGCGATAAGGTGAAATTATCTGTTGCCGGATCAGCTGATCGCGTACCCGAGATGGACGGCATTGAAGGCATTATTATTGATTATCCAGTAGCTAATAGTAATTGGGTGGCTGTTCTTTGGAATGGAAAGCGCCAGGCATGGACGGAACACAGGGACAATTTAATTAAAGTAGAGACAGGAGGCTAAAATGCCAGCAGGAAAATCGTTGTCCTTTGTAGCAGGTGAATACCCGGAACTCGACGGAATCGAAAGCGGAGCGAAAATAGAAGTGAGCGGGACTGCCACTGTAAATGTGAATGAGGATGGCTCCGGTGAGATTGTATTTGATTCAATGGAAATAGAAACCGAAGGAATTGCGACCAAAGAGCTTAAAGGCATGACCATGCAAGACGGCGTATACGCCGGTGGTGGACAGGCTGAGCAAGAAAGCACGTTTTAGTAGTTTCATAACCGAGGCCAAGATTCACCAAGGCCCGCGAAATTCCACAATGGTGGATTCGTGGGCTTTTTGTTTAAGGAGATATTCATGAGCGGATTCTTGAATCCCATCAGAGCCGAAGATGCAGGAGATGGATATCACCGCAGGTTATTGGAAAATGTTGTCTATCACGTTGGCAGGCCCGGCAGCAAAGATCGGATTATTGTTCCGAAAGGGTTTGAATGGGACGGGGGATCGGTCCCGCGCATTTTTTGGACCATAGTCGATCCGTGGGGACCAGCCTCAAAAGCCTACCTTCTCCACGACTGGCTCTACTACACGCATGACCGATCCAGGCTCGTATCAGATGCAATTCTCATGGAAGCGATGGAAGTGCTGGGCGTTCATTGGTTCAAGCGGAAATTGATTTACAAGGCCGTTCGCGCAGGCGGGTGGCTGCCGTGGTCAAGACGTGAGAAGGAACTAAAGAAAATGAATCGTAAGAGAGAGTAATGTCAGCCGGCCAGTACATTGATATTTTTGACACATACTTCGGTACTAAGCCGACTGTTTTGAGAGTTGATTACGCGTCCGATACCATATGGTACGAAGGCAAGGCCGAGTCCGGCGCGGCCACTAGCGCTGCCCGCTGGATCATACGCAGATCGACATTAGACAGCCAGGGTCGGATCGTATTGCGCGAATGGGCGCCGTTTAACTCCGTTTGGTCAGACCGTGCCAGCTTGACGTACCAATGAAACGCGCAATCCTGATTGTTACCCTGTTCCTCTCCGGCCCGCTGCTAGCCGAGCAGATCAAACCCATGTACAACCCGGCGACTGGTAAGATCGACCTGATCACCGCTCTTTCGACTACCAGTATCGCCGCGGGTACAGGTATAGCTGTGACGACCACGACTTCCGGCGTAACGATTACCGCCACTGGTGGCGGCGGCGCGTCTTCATTGGAGGTTTTTTCAACCTTTGACGGTACCAGATCGAGCCCAACAGCTTCCATATCCATAGGTGACGCATTGAAATTGAGTGTTACTGGTTCAACGGCTGTCGTGACCGTAGATTTCTCCTCCGTCCCGTCACGTTCTGATGTTATTCTCAATCAGAATACCCTCCAATCCGGCTCCACGTTCTATGTGTCAAGTGGAACGGTAAATGGGACGCTTATAGTAAACGAGTCTACGGAAAATAAATTCCTCAGAATGTACGGCGACACACCAGGCACCGGGCCGAAAAATGTTGTTATTCATGCAAAAACAAAAGAAGGTTTCGGCGTTGGCGGACAGCTTTTTATCGTTGCTTCCAGCCAGAGCGTTATCGGTGCTACTGGCGTAGCAAAGCAAACGTCCATAAGCCTGTACCCTCCAATCTCAAGCCCCGGCGGTGGGGCCATAATGATGAATATGGACGGTATCACGGCATTGTACATGGAAGCGAATTACACGGAAATGGATGCCGATCTCAGGGTAAACAGGGGGATCGAGGCGACCTACGGTATAAAAACGGCGACGGCAACATTAACATCTTTAACTTCAAAAGGTTGTCTTGGAACTAACAGCAGCGGCGATGTTATTGAGGGTAATTGCATATCGGAGGTGACGCCTGGCTCAACCAATTATATCCAAGTAAGAAACACCCTCCAATCCGGTTCAACGTTCTATGTGTCAAGTGGTACGGTGACGAATCTGAACGTGGCGAATAAATTTGTGGTAGGAAATGGGCTTTTGGATTACGTGAGCCCGCATTTATTCTTTAGTTCTCCCTTGGATTATTATGCGCTTAGGGCTGGATACGGTGAGATTTCAATCCCATCCAACGGCGGGGCATTGGACGTGTCGGCAGAAGGGTACGGAAGCGTATTTTCAGTGATTAATAACAGTGGAGTTGTAGATTTACAAGTCACCAATACACTTGATGTTTTGGGGGATGTTATTTCTACTGCGGGTGTAAGCGGCGACACTGTTACCGGAAATACAGTCACGGCTTCCACCGATCTTGTTCTTGCAAGTCTTTTATCAAAAGATTGTCTCGGAACGGACGGTTCCGGAAATGTTATTGAAGGAACTTGCACAGGAGGCGGCGCATCCTCCCTCGAAGTATTCAGCCCCACCGCTCAGTCATCGCCAACGACTTCTATTTCGATTGCGGCCCCGTTGAAAATGACCGTTTCCGGTTCAACGGCCATTGTTACGGTGGACGTTTCCAGCGTAACCCTTCAAGGGAATAACCTCTCGGAAACCTACCTCACGAATTCCAGCGCCACGGCGACGTATTTCAATAAGCTGGCTCCCTACATTTCATCGGCCAACGTAAACGCCTCGCTCACCGTTACTGCCAACGGAACGGCCGGAGCCACGCCGACCTTTAGCGCCAACCCGTCCTCTGTAACGCTTTACGGAGCCAGTATTCCAGCCTCAGCGATTGCCGCGGGGAGCCTCGGATCATCCGTTCTTGCCTCATCCTTCCCCGTTACCGGAGTGACGGCAGGAAGCTACACCAACACAAACATGACCGTGGACGCGCAAGGACGGGTCACAGCGGCGTCCAATGGGACAGTTGGATCATCGGTAAACGGAAGGCTGAGTTTGACATCCGGCGTTGCCATTACTACATCTAATGTTACAAGCGCAGGCACATTGTATTTTACGCCTTACAACGGAAATAAAATATCGCTTTATGAGAGTTCAAATTGGGTTCTGTATTCTTTTTCACAGCTCTCATTGTCGCTGACATTAACTTCAGGAAAAAATTATGACGTTTTCGTTTACAATAACAGCGGTACGTTAACGCTTGAACTTTCCGCCGCATGGACAACAGACACGGAGCGCGCGGATGCTGTTATCTTGCAAGATGGTGTTTATGTTAAATCATCGAATACAACGAGAAGATTGGTAGGAACGATACGGGCCTCAGGAACGAATGTAACCGAAGACAGCACATCGCGCCGTTTTGTGTGGAATCTATATAATAGGGTAGAAAGAATAATGCGAGCCTTGGAAACAACGGACAGTTGGACGTATACAACCGCAACATTTAGGGAAGCCAATGGTGGGTCAACGCCGGGAGTGTCAAGATTTGACTATGTTGTTGGCTTTTCTGAGGACTATTTGGATGTTCAAGTTTATGTTCCGGTTATAACTAATGCTGCGATAATATCGACCATTGCTGGTATAGGGATAGACAGTTCTTCTGTTAATTCAGCGAATTTATTTTATGGATTTACTCATTCAGATACGTTTGGATCGGCGCAGGCATTTTTCAAGGGACATCCAGGTATTGGGTACCACAGCATCAGATGGCTGGAATTTTCTACCGCCTCCGGGACCACAACATGGTATGGCGATAATGTCGGATTGGCTGTTGGAACCGGTATGCACGGGACGATCAAAGGGTGAAATCATGAGTATTCGATATCATGTCACAAAACTTGATAAAGAATTGAGAAGTGCGGGGATACCGATAATAAGCGTAAATTCTGAAGGTGTCATTACTTTTCATGAATCAGCCACATTGCAGCAACGGGAAACCGGGATACAGATAGTATCGAGGCATAACCCCGATTGGTATGTTGAAAAGAGGGTGGCGGCTTACGGAACCTTCGGCGATCAGTTGGACATGATTTATAAAGATAAAATAAACGGAACGAATACATGGATAAATCACATTACGAATGTAAAAACCATGTATCCAAAAAATTAATGAAGGTTTTTTGCCTTCCTTGCAAAAATGAGTTTGAGCGATTGGATAAAGAGGTTATGGGTGAAACGTGGTGGTGCCGACAGTGCGGGGAAACCATATCCTTCGATTGGGATAAGGATACCGTTTCGATTGACAGGGAGCCAGAAAGTGGAAAGCGTAATTTTCGTAAAACGTAAGATTTTCACTGATATTTCAACGATCAGTGAGTATTCTTTTGATAACGAGTCTTTGGGGTATATGTTAGAGGACACGGTGAGGAAGGACGGGGTGAAGGTGGCTGGTCAAACCGCCATCCCTTCAGGCCGATACGAGGTGGTGGTAAACTTCTCGAATCGGTTTCAGAAGTATCTGCCGCTCCTTTTGAACGTGCCTAATTTCACGGGCGTGAGAATACATCCTGGCAACAGGCCGGAGGACACCGCCGGATGCTTGCTTCCGGGGAAAGGCCACGGCGATAACGTTGTTATGGACTCACGGACAGCTTTTAACGAGCTGTTTGCAAAGATTCAAGAAGCATCGAAAAACAGAAAAGTTTTTCTTTCAATAGGATAAGTCATGGCGTGGGACGGCGAGGAGAGGCGAATGCAAGAAAGGGATCGAGACTTATTAACGAAAATAGATTCAAATTTAAGTAATTTCATGGTCCGTTATCAAGATCATATCGATCACTTTAACAAGCACATTTCGGATGACAAGGAAAATTTTAACGAGTTGAAAAAGAACCAGGATATCATGCGTGAAGGGCAGGATAAGACCCGCTGGGTTATTGCCATAGGGATAGGGATTGTTCTTTGTGTTGAATTTTTCAAGAACAAGATATTTCCATGAAAATAAAGGAAATTATGCCAGATAAGGCTAAGATTGTTTTCGTTGTATTTGAGAGACTTGGCATCCCCACTGTCTTATGTCTCGTATTTGGTTGGCTCTATTTCACGAAGCTGCAGAAGGTTATTGATGACGTGGCGTCGTTTCGGATTGACGTTAAGATTATCTCGGAGTTGTCGAAAGCCGATCACGAAGAAATAAAGCGGGAGATGCGGCGGTTATCTTTCAGGAGAGGGTAATGAGTGGAGAAGAAACTTTCTTTCACGTCTTGCGAAGATTGTCCCTATATGAGGGTTGCCTTAATTGATTCGATAAGACACGACAAGGGATTCGATATCAAGTATCAGACAAACAAGAAGTTCTGCGGAAAGAAGGTTCAGGAAGTGACGGAGCATATAGAAAAGAAAAGGATACCTGAATGGTGTCCGCTGCCATGAACGGTTTTAAAGAGTGGAATTTTAGGTTATAACTATATCTGGAGGTTTTATGGAAATGGCGAATAGTGAACCAATGAAATATGTTCCTACGTCTGTTGTCCGGATAACGAAGTCGCAGGCAGCGGAACTTTCTATCGGAGAGAAGGTGTCGTTACAATTATCCGGTGAGATCCAGGCGTTAAGAAAATCAGATGACTATTACGAGGCTGAGATTAAGGGCGCCAGCGTGAACGGGATTGAAATAAACAAAGCTGATCGAGCGATGAACGAAATGACCGGGACAGACAAGGCCATTAAGTCCGCCGCTGATAAGATCGTCAAGGCTATCGCAAAAACGCCGGCAGACCATTCTCTTGATAGGATAAATTATGGAAAATGAAATTACAGGCATCGGCGAACCGACCGTATCAACGATCCCGCGTACGCTTGAGGATTCCTATCTTAAGCGGATGGGAAAACTTATCGAACTTTCAGAAGCAGAGGAGAGAAATCTGAAGGCATGGCTTAAGAAGCAGTTAAACGATTGGGAATCGGATACCTCCGATCTTCATAAGATACTTGAAGAAGATAACGATTTGGTTGAAGGTTACGTTGATGAACCTTCCGGGATATATGAAGGGTGGGGATCAAACGTGCATGTGGATGTCACGGGAATTTACATGGAGGTCTACCAGTCCATTGAAAAAAGGTCAATTTTGGGAGCCGACCAGATTTGGTATGCGGTGCCGGACCCGGAGGCTGAAGACGCTTTTGAAATAGTGGCCGACATAGACGAAATGCTTAATTACAAGGCACGCAACGAATGGAATATATCTCAAGCCATTCCGATGGCGATATGGGCCAAGAACCGGGATGGATTATGCGCGGTGCAGGTAACATGGGAGGAAAACTATAAAAAGTCTAACGATGTTATTTTAATTACAAGCGAAGATGAATTTATCGAACGGTTCCCCGCTCCTGAAAGCGCTGGCGTTGACGAAAACCAATGGAAAGAACTGCGCACCTATGTCGCTCAAAACGCCACCGAAGAAACGCCCGTCGAGATCCCCATTACGTTTAACAAGCTGGTCTATCATGGCAACAAGGCGCACGTTGTTGAATACGCGGATTTCGTTGTCTTGCCGGCTACCGCACCGAACATATATGAAGATTGCTGCCGCGGATACGGTAAGCGGTTCCAGGAGTCAAAAGATGAGATCCGGCCAAAGATTAAAGATGAGATTTATTACAAGCAGTCAGCCGACAGCCTTTTATCCAAAAAGCCAAAAGAGGTTAATAGTTACGTTCAGTCCAAGGATTATGTCGAAGGATTGAAGCGCAGCCGGGCCAATGGTTACGTTAATTTTGAACTGGTGGTTAAGGGCCGCTTGAAAGGCGAAGATGATGAAGAAGGCAAGTATCTCGTTGTCTATAATCTTGAAAACGATATCCTTCTTCGGTGCGTTGAGTATTTTTACCGTATTGATTTTTACGCTGTTTTTGTCTTAAACAAGCGCCCAAACAGGCTGGGCGGCGTAAGTATTCCACGCAAGACGCGTGAAACAAATGAGGAAGTGGACGTTCAGCATAATCAAAGAATTAACTCCCATGCGATCTCTGGCGTTCCTACTTTTATCACCAGCACAGACACGGATTGGGACCCGCAGGCACCCGAGAACCGGTGGCGACCAGGGCTCAGGATAAAGACCGACAAGCCGTTCCAGCAGTTTATCGTTCAGCCAACCGACCAGGGGAATTCCATGCAAGAGGAGGCGAATTCGTTCCGTATATTGGACCTTTCCCTTGGCTCTCCCGCCTCGCTATTTAGCGGTCAATCTGACGTAGGCGATCCTAATGCGCCAGGGAATAAGACCGCCATGCTGATTAACCAAGGGAATATGCGCATGGAGGACGTTTTGGATGAGGACCGGGACGGCGTTTCAATGATCGGCCAGATATGCCTTTCTCATATGTATCAATTTGGGCAGAATATCATTAAGTGGACATCCTCCAATATCGGTGCAAATGGGCAGACGCTAAGAGAAGTAAGGACCATCCATCGTAAGTTTCTTGCAAACGATATTAAGATGCACATGAAGGGCATTAACGTCATTAAAAATCCTGAATCGGAAATGGCTAAGGCTGCGGCCAGGCATCAGCTCCTAATGGCCGAGCCGCTGTTCGCCAATGACGCCGACCTGAGAATAAAATCCCTGCGTGAGGTTTTGAAAGCCGGGCGCGACCCCGTTGCTGACAATCTTCTTCCACCGGCAGAAGTCGTCCAGCAGAAACAAATCGAACTTCAAAAACAGGCCATTCTTCAGTTGCAGGCAGAAAAGATAATGCAGGAAAAACAAGCGCAGGAACAGGCGCTTAAAGAGCGAATCGGAAAAGCGCAACAGGATCTTCAGATACGAAGGCTGGCTGAACGATCCGCCGAAGCCAATCTAAGCAACAATACGCCCGACGAGGTGGCAAATGGATAATAGAATGAGAAAGCCGGTTGAGGAAAACCTGGAAGCGGATGAGTCGTTTTTAATTAAAAAGAGCATTGAATTATCCGAGCTTCGCCAGCTTCAAGGGATGAAAGAAACCAATGGATGGATGATCCGGACCGGCCGGATACGCAAGCGATTAGAAAGCGTAGAGAAGCAATTAATGGAATTTGACAAGATGACGGATCGTCTTATTCTTTTAAATCTTGCCGAGTGGAAAATGCTTCGGCATGAGCTCTCCCTACCCAATGACATTGATGCCGATATTGAAGTTTTGGAATCACAGATCGCAATGACGCAGAAAAGGATAAATGAGAGAAAATCAAGACTCCGAGTCCCGTCAGCATAGGTCCTGCTGCCCGGCCTGCGGTCATTTATTGACCAAACCCGTTCTTATTGTCCGAAGGATTGGACTATCCGTATCTGAGTTTGAATCTTTTTTAAGTCGGACGGAAATACGCTATGGCGCGGAATCCAAGTGTCGTCACTGTAAAGAGATTGTTCGAGTCATGGTAAAGGCATAAATAAAAAAAGTTGTTGCAAATAGAATAAAACTGAGTAATAATTCGCAGCAGTAGAAGAACAACATAATTCGAGGCTCAATCCACACCGAAGCCCTTTTTCCCGGAATGCCGGGAGAGAGGGCTTTTTTTGTGCTTGAGCTGATGACCAAGAGTCAAAGGAGATGGTGGAATGATTATCGACAATGACGGAATGCCGAACGAAAATAAACCGGAAGCCCAGCCTGGGGAGGATACCGATGCCCCTAAAGATGATATCAATCCGAAAGATACCAACCTTGAGTCTCAGCCGTCCGATGACAAAAATCCTGACGATGGAGGAGAAGATCAAGAAGCTGGAGCAGGCGGCACAGAAAATGAAGTTCCGGCTCCAGAAGCAGAATCGGCGCCTGAAATAGAGTCGCTTCGCAATCAGATTTCAGAGCTATCCACCAAACTTGAATCCGCTTTAAGCGCCAAACCGCAGGCGCCCGCTTCCGCTGCACCTCAAGTTGCCGAACTCAGCGACGAACAGTGGCGTGCACATGAGGAAAAACTTGGCGTAGGTCGGGAAACCATCAAGTATTTCACCAATCAGGCTGTTAAGGTTTACCAGACCTTGCTTGAAAAGATGGATGAGAAGATGGCGCGATACGAGAAAGCGGACGCGCTCCGCAGCATTTCACGGGACCCAAAATTTTCGGACGCCACCAAGTACCAAAAGGACGTGGACGAGTATCTTGGTCAATTTCATGTTTCTCAGCATGGCAATCCAGACTTGCTGAAAAATGCCATTTATTACGCCCGTGGCAAGAATATGGGCAAAACTATTAGCAAGGTTCAGTCGCAGGTCGCTCGCAACCCGAAGATCGTAGGCGCTGGCCGCCCTTCAGCCCCGGCCCCGACTGCGTCCAAGCCAAAGATCGCAATGACCGCCGGCCAGAAGCATGCCGCGTCCATGTTTGGCGAGAAGGAATATAACGAGGGCCTGGCCCTGCGAGGCAAGGCGTTCGATGCTTAATGAGGCGAAGGAAATCAATTTCGTTTGGTAGTGAGGTTTACCCGCCCCAAATAAGAGGCGGGGCTCAGCTAGGCCAAACCCCGTTTCGTAGGTGTGTCCAATGCGGGACGTTGAACGATACGAGAAAAACGAGCTGGTCAGACGGCTCGAACGCAGAAGGCGGATGCAAACTTTGTCGGTCGCTTTTTTGGCAGAGAACAAAGCCGCAAGCGTTACCAGATGACAGGGAAATGCCTTCTGATGAAAGTGCAAGGTACAAAAGGAGACGAACACGATGATTCAGTTGAAAACAATCGTAATAAGCGGCCAGATTCAGATTTTAAATGGCGAAAAGGTATTTACGCTTAAAAATGAGATCGACAAGCAGGTTAATCCGATCCTCGAATCTCTTGGCGACGATGCCATTGACGTGAAGTACCAGGCTTTGAACGAAACCACGGCTTTAATTGTGATCGTTCACAAATCGGCTCCGGTAACGGCGTCGAAGTCAAAGAAATAAAGTTCAAAACGGAGGAGGAATAAAATGTCACTTAATTTGAAGCAGCTTTTCACTCATAACGAAATTGTCAAATTGCCTATTTGGGGCAACGCAGCCGACGTTCCGCAGGGCGCGATTCTGCGCAAGGGCACGACGCCCGCAACACAAAACGGTGCGTTGATCCAAATGACAGGCGATGCCGGCGTTGACTATGTTGGCCGATTGGCCCAAATGCTTGATTATTCTGCCGATGGCGAAACGCTTGTCAATGGAACTTCGTTTGTATTGAAGCCGGTGCAGCTTTTGGCTCCGACTAAAATCCACATGATGGAATATGACCTAACCTCGGTTATTGATGCGACCCAGGCTGTTAGCACGACCACCATAACCCTCACCTCGCTTGAGGATGACATCGACGCTGCCTTCTTATACGTTGCCGCTGGATTGGGCGCGGGCCAGATGAACTATCTGACCGCTTCCGCAGCTGGTTCGGCTACGTTGAAAGCGGCTTTTGGCACCAGCTTGGACACCACCTCGGATATCGTCAAGGTGTTGCCGCGGTTCCATCAGTTAATCGAACTTAATTCCGATGGGACTAAACTTGGAAGCGGTGCAAATGCGCCCACCGGTACAGGGTTCGTCTGGGATACGTTCATTGAGCGCAACGGGAAGATTGACCGGCTTAGCCCGGTTTCTCACGCTGCCCTGACGGGTCTTTCCAGTCTTCGCAGCTTCAAAATATGGGCGGCGATTTCATTCAGAAATACGCAGCCGTATACAATCGACTAACGGAAACAAGGGAGGGATGACAATATGATAGCAGGAACAAATTACCAGGACGCTCTTGAGCCGATAGCGATCAAGAACTTCCAAGTTGGATACAAAGAGAAGCCGATGGAACGTGACATGATTTACACGGTGAAATCGTCTTCAAAGCTAACTGAGACTTACCTCGAGCTGGGCGATATCGGCGCGATGGGCGAGTTTTCGGGAGACTTGGAATATGAAGACACGAACCAAGGGTACAAGATGACCATTTCGGTCACTGAACTTGCGAAAGGAATTGAGATCCGCAAGCTATTTGTACTCACCGACCAGCTGGATGTGGTGGAAGGACTGCCTAAGCTTCTTGGCCTGGCCGCCCGCCGGCGTCAACGCCGCGACGTGTTCCAAATCTTCAACGATGCGTTCAACACGTCTCTCTTGACCATTGACGGATTGCAGCTTTGTTCGGCGGCTCATACATCGAACAACGGCGGATCGTCTCAGGCCAACCGCGTGACCACCGCTTTCTCTGCGGCGAATGTGGAAACCATGCGTCAGAACATGAAAGCGAACATGACAAACACCGACCAGCTGTTCGATTCAAACCCGAACATGCTCATTGTGCCCCGCCAGCTGGAAGAAGCGGCTTATGAGCTGATTTCTAGCTCCGGTAAAGTGGACACCGCCAACAACAACGCGAACTTCCATAAGGGTAAGTACAAGCTGCTGGTATCCGATGAACTAGACGACGTTAATAACTTCTTCGTCGTCGACTCGGAGCTGATGAAAATGATGAACCGCTGGAACACCGTTGCCAACCTGGAATTCAAACAGGCCGAGAACTTCAACGGTATTTCCGCTCGCTACCTGGCCTATATGGTCTACGGTCGCGGAAGCACGGACTGGCGCTGGGTTGAAGGGGCGGAAGTTTCTTAATTAACCGAATGGAAGGAGGAGCGCCATGAGCGCCATGATTATTAGACGTATTCTTTCGATCAAAGATCGGGAGCGATTAAAAAGGGAAATATCAGACAGGCGCCGGACATTAAACGGTGAGATTGTCATCCCGCAGCATCCGAACGGGAAGGAGGAAGGACTCTCCGCCCGGAGGATGGGCCGGTACTCGCAGTTCATGGATCGGTCTGTTCGAGAGGACCCGGCACTTTTGAACTCGCAGATCAGGAAGCTCTCGCGGATACTTGAGAATGGAAGTCCGGCTGATCTGAGCAAGGGCGAACGCTACCGGATTGAGAGAAAGGCGAACGCGGCCAGGGAGTGGCTTAAAAGGAACATGACGCAGAAAAAGTTTTACTTTGCCAAATCCGGCACCCAGGAAATGGCGACAGGGATGGAATCGATTAAGAAGCATGAGCAATCGCCTGAGTTTAGGAAGATGGCAGACCAGTACAAAAATTGCATGAGACAGATCGACCCGGACAACGCGGCGGCCCATAACATCGAGGCGCTGCGGCCCGAATAGGAGGAGGAAGAAATGAAATTTAAGAAAGCAGGATTGTTTGTTCTAGGAATCGTAGCTGTTGGCGTATCGTTGCTTTATGCGGCTAATTACGTTCAGCGGTTCACCGTGGCTGGAAGCCAGGTGTGGCTGATTGATAACGACGGCTCGACCATGCAGTCCGGTCCCCACAAATTCGGCAATAACGCGACCGCAACAAGCGTTACGGTCCCAACGGTAACTACAGGTTCTAATTTTTCTACTTATGTCCCCGTTTATAACGTCGGCGCCGCGGCAACTCAGGGCGATGTCCTGATCGCGTCCAATACGGGCACGGGGTACGTTGCCGTGGCTCCTGCGACCACCGATCTGACCAGCATTGTCGGCGTTTCAGCCGGTTCGATTGCATCCGGCGCTATTGGCTGGATGATCCCGCGCGGCGGCGGTTTTGCCGTTGTTAAAACAACCGGGACAGTTTCCATTGGCGATACCTTGGTTTCAACGTCCAGCGCTGCGGGATACCTCACGGGAGACGCCACGCCAACCACCGGCGCTGACGTTGCGACCGCTATGTCGGCAGGCACCGCAGCCGGCGGAACCGTACTAGCGATTCTTCACTAAAAAATAAAAGGAGGCCACCAAAATGAAGCGGATATTCAAACCGCTCATCACGGTCATCCTTTTATTCTCAGCACAGTTTGCATGGTCGCTGACATTATCCGAGATCCGGACCGAAATAAGACGCAACGTTCGTGATACCGCGACCGTCGCAACGCTCCGGACATATTCAGATACCACTTTAAATACGCTCATTAACCAGGCTCAAGACGAAATCGTTAACCAGACCTGGTGCGTAACGACCTCAACGTCTTACGCGCTGTTGGCCTCCACGAGCTACTACAACCTCCCAACAGACTTCATCGCGCCTGAAGTCGTTACCTTCGCTGGGTCCACGGGCGTTTCCTACGAGTTAAAAGAGGCCGCCAGACGCAGTTTCATCCAGCAGAACCCGGACTGGCTCAGGCAAAGAGGCCCCCCGGCCCAATACATCATTCAGCAGTCCCTATCCGGCGGCAACCCACTGCTCATCTCCTACTATCCCATCCCATCATCCACTCAGATTGGAACAGTCACCATTACCTACTATAAACAGGTCGATGACCTATCCTCTGATTCCGACGTTCCCTTTGACGGACTCAATCACCTTTACCCTTTTCACCGGACCATCGTCTACGAGGTGACAGCAAAACTGAAATTTATTGAAGGGCTGAGCGCTGAAGGATCGACTTATATCCAGCTCTACCAGTCCGACCTTGCCATCATGGCCAAAAGGCTTTCGACGAGTCCGAATTATAGTCCTGGCATCGTAGCCGGCCCGGCCAGATGAAGAAGCTGCTCCTCGCCTTCTTCCTGGCCTCCGCGCCCCTGGCCGGCCCGGCCGGGGCGGAAGTTATTAACATCGCCAAATTCGGAGGTATAAATACCGACGAATCCCCTTTGGCCCTGCAAAACGGTCAATCCCCCGACTCTGAGAACGTCCTTACGGACAATGGAGTAGGACTTCAGCCGAGAGAAGGGTTTGTTCAATTTTCAACGGAACCTTCACGCGGATTGTGGTCGTTTGGAAAGACGGACGGAACCCGGTATCTGATTGCGGTTTCCAGCGGGCACTTGAAAGCAACAACTGGAAGCAACTTCACGATTCAGATTGCGACTGTATCCACAACGGTGGCCACCCGCGGCGTCACATTGGGGAACACGTTTTATTTCATGAATACCGTCGATGGTCTAAAGGCATGGGACGGAACAGCCACGACTACGGTTGATCCGACAAAAAAGGGGATCGCGATAGCCGCCTATAAAGGGCGTTTGGTTATCGGCGGAGTAACGGGAAGCGAGCGCACGATTTATCTGTCCCGGTATCTAAACGGTCAGGATTTTACCCTTCCTTCAACGGAAGACGATACGGCCCCCGCCCAAATCGTTGCTGCAGGGGCACTGGATGAGGGGATATCGGGTTTTTATGGGACTTTTTTGGACCGCTTAATGATCTTCAAGCCCAATTCCACGCAGAGCCTTTCAGGAAGCCGAAGAAGCAATTTCAGCTTGCGCACGATCTCGGATTCCGTCGGTCTGACGGATGGAGAAAGCGTTCGTGATTGCGACGGGAAATTGAGATGGCTTTCAAGAGGCAGAAAGATCTACGAATTCGACGGAGCGTCGTTCTATAAGATCTCCGAGGACGTTGACGAGATGTTCGCCGACATTGAACAGGGTGATTCCGCCAGCCGAGAAAATACGCAGACAACTCAATCTGATTTTTCCTCTGGGTCCATAAATTTCCCGAATAGCTTGTCGGTAAGTTATTTGCCGGGAAGCGTTCTCATGCCTTTCCCGGATAATTTTTCAACATATAGAAAGGTCGGAGGTACCGATCCGCAGATATGGGCGGAATTTTTGAGTGCAAATTCAACAGCCTACCTTTCTTCTGGCGGGCTAAGATTGCAAGCGACTAATTTTTCTACAGCAACTATTCAAACAAATGAAATTGCAATTAGCACAACTGCCATCGCATCCGGAGTCACTGTTCAATTTTTATTGAGAGATATTGGCACATCCGTCTTTTTTGAACGTCAACTTTTACATTTTGTAATTTCTACTATGACCGTTTCAGAAATAAAAAGTAAATGCTACGGAACGCCAACGAGCTGCGCCACAGATGATTCTGTATGGTTTTATCGTTGGACATCCACCTCATCATTGACAGCAAAATTAAATCTTGGGCGAAATTTTAAGGTCGGAGATGAACCTGTGTATACGGCTGCAACGACGGTTTTGCCAGCTACCTATACATTTGTTTTAAATGCGACGAATTATATTTTTAAAATAAACAATTCAGTAAACAAGTCCGGGGCTCATTCATTTTCAAATGTCAGTCCGTTTTATCTGTCTTTCTGGTTAAAAGACAATGATTCAACAGACCCATCAACAGAATATGCCGTTATTGATAATGTTCGCATAGACGCATCGACATCTGTTTTTACGTCTAATGTGATTGATGCTGGGGATGCCATTTCATCTTGGGGACCGACTGTTATCTCTGAGACAAATCAAGAAGGTGTTATTTCCTATCAAATTAATTCGTCATCTCAATCAGTCTTATCCCTATTTAATCCTTCAAGCTGGACAAGCCTAACGAATGGCGTCGCCCCGTCAATCGGAGTTAATAGGTATCTTGCCTATCGAGCTATTTTTTACTCAACAAATGCAACAACTTCCGCAAGCCTTGATTCATTATCTGTTAATTGGAATGAGGGGTCTGTTTTAAAAACCGTTTCCGCTTACTCCAATCAGAGGTATTGGTTGGGCGTTTCCGTTTCCTCGACGGTCAACAACAAGGTCTTCGTCTACGACAAGAAAAATCAATGGCAGAGATTTTCAGGAATTAACGCCGATGCCATGACGATCTATAACTCAAACCTTTATTTCGGCAATCCCTACGGTATATTTCAGGCGGAAATCGGCACAACGGACAACGGCTCCGCCATCTCCGCTTATTACAAGACCAAGCCTTTGGCAGGCACCAGCTTGGATTTGGGAAACACCTATTCAAAACTGAGGATGACCACGGAAAGAAGCGATGATACCTTGGGTACGAGTTTCCGCATCGACGGCGACGACACCGATTACAGTCTGGGAAGTTATCAGATGAACCAGAACCCCGGCATCCAAAACTTTAAACTCCCGTTCTCGTCGGGCGAAGTCCAATCCGGCAGGTACATCGATTTCAAATGGAGTGTTTCGGGTACGACGTTTTGGAGAATCCTAAACGGGAATTTGTACTTCGATCCCGATGTCGTGGTAGAATAAACAGAGGAGGAATTTATGGCTGGAACAGTAAATAGGGTATTCGCTGGTTATGACAGCAAAGGCAACATGGTTTTTAAATTCGTCAACGGGCTTACGGGAGAGGCCCTGCCCGACAGGGGACTGGAGGTCCAGGAGCCAAATGGGAGAAGGTCGGATTACAGCGGCGCTATTTACGACGGAAACGGAAACGCCGTCGCCGACCCTGGGCAGGTTCCGAGCGATCCCGTTGCAAAAAAACCGACAACGCCGCCGCTTAAAACTCATCCCGATTTGACAGGACCAGGAAGCACCGACCCCAACGCTGTTACTCGTCCAGATCTCCTCGATCCCATCGCCAAGCCCATCGCGGGAAGGGATACCTATAACTTCCAGCCATTCCTCGACGAACAAGACAAGTATTTCAACGACCTTCTGGCTAACTTAAAACAACCGTCCTCCGTTGACGAGGCGTTGAAACTCACGGAAACCGACTTTATGAACCAGCTTCTACAGGGGATCGACGAGGACACAACCGCTTCCGTTGGAAGCGCGAAACTTGACTTTCTGGAAAGAGGACTCGGCGGGCCGGGCCAAATATCGGACATTGAAACTTCCGCTCTGAATCAGGCCCGCACACTTGGAGACAAGACCAAGGCATCGACAAGGACGCAATTTGCCCTGTCTGAATTGGGCCGTCAAAAGGAAAAGGAGTCGGCGTTGACCGATGTTTATAAGACCCGATACGGAACGACCGCTGACTTATACAAGTCCCTCCTTGGTATTCAGGGGACGAAAGACACCGCTTTGGCCCAGATTCTGGCGGACATGGAGAAGGAACGGCTGGCGCGGGCGTCGGGGAAGTATGCGCCGTCGAGCGTGGATAGGGGGGGCGGTGGCCCTTCATTCTCAATAGGGATCCCTACGCCGATTGGTAATATAGGGGTAGGGTTTTAAGGGGGCGTTAGTATGCCGAAGCTAAAAAGTTTTTCATTTGACCCAATCAATCCGTGGGAACAAAAAAGAAAAAGAGAATCGGAATCATCCGATCTTTACTTAAAGTTATTGGATTACGGTTACGCTCCCGATGAAGCAAGGATCATGTCTTTGGGTTACGCCAAAACAGGCCGATTCGAGCCCATCACGACCCGCGAAAAACCACCGGCTACCGGGATCGGCCCGTCCAACCGGGAACCGCTCGACCTCCATCAAGAGAAAGCTAATATCAGTCTCAGGAGTAAAGGGTATAGGTTCAATAAAGAAACAGGCAAATTCGATAATGTTCTTCCCGACCAGGATGTTTTCACCTATGGCCCTGACGGAAAGCCGGTCCGTTCCGGCAGCGTTCCACGCGGATCGAAAGTTTCACCAAGGCCGAAACCGCAGTCGGAGATGCAGAAGGTTTACACCTACGATGAGGACAACAACCTTATAGAGATTGGCGAGGTACCAAGAGGATCGGCTGTAAAATCTCCTGTTCCAACAGACCCCATCGCAGAACTACTCAAGCAACAGGAACTAAAAAAGGTGCGTAAGTTCAAATCAACCGAAGAAGCGGAAAGCGCCGACCTTCCTATCGGTTCTATTGTTGAAGTAAACGGCAAACGATTCAGGGTTGAGTAAATGGCGCTTGTTCCGCTTGAGGAATCAACGCGCCGCCGAAGGCTGGTCCCGATTGACGAACCCGTCAAACGTAAGCTGGTCCCGATTGGCGACCGGGAAGCAGGGGTTTTAGACCAACCACCGGGATTCCCGGTAAGAAGCGCTATTCGCACCGCGATCAAAAGCCTGCCTTTCCAGAACCTGCCGCCTGAAGTTGAGCGGCTTGGCAGGGCCGAGGCTGCCGGCACGGCCAGGAGCGCGGCTGGTATCCTGCCGTTAATTCAAGGCGGACTTAAGCGAACACCATTGGCCCCGCTTGTACCTGAGGGCGATGTATCCGGGCCTTTAATTCGAGCAGCCGAAAGAATCGAGCCGAAAGACCAGGGTTTTATCGAAAAACTTCTTTCCGGGCGGATGTCCGATTCGGAACTTTTGGACAGTATTCGCTCCGTGTCGCCTTTAATATCGCAAGCGAGCCCGCTTACAGGTGCCGCCTTATCTAAAATCCCGACCGAAGAAAGCATCCTGGCTGAATCAGCTTCCAGTGGTCAGGTTCCTTACGGACAAATTTTGACCCGCGCACTGGCTGAAGGGTTTATCGGTGCTGTCCGGCCTTTGCTTCCAACCAATCCGGTCGAACTGGCCAATCTTGCCGCAGCTCCGCCATCCGTAAAATTTCTTCAAAACGAATTCCCGATTTTGAGCCGCGATATTGTCGGTATGATCCTTAAAAACAGGGTTAAAGTTCCGGACGAAAAGCTACCGGAAATAATGAAAAATACATTTGAAGTCGGAATGGATTCCTACACGAAAGGCGCCTCCGCTCCGCAGGCCAGGAAGGCCATGCTCCAAAACTTTGAGCAGGAAGCCGCGTCCGCTCGCGGTCAAGCAGAGGCTGGTATTCGCTCAAGACAAGGAGCGCCGCAGACCGGAACGCTTCCTTCCACCAGAGCGCCCGGCGGAATTCCGGTGACGGAATTGGAGATTCCCGGTAAGGTTCAGCGTAATGTCGATATTGCCATTGATACCATCAGTAAGGCATTGGGGAAGAAACCGTCTGCCGGGCCTATCGAGGCGCAGGGAACGGTTTTAGGTGAAGAAGACATATCCGGTATTGCTGGAATTGCAAAGCCGCCGCCTACCCGTCCTATCCAGCAAACACCGTATTCCTCCATTGTCACACCTGAAGGCGCTCAAAACATCGCCTCCAAGTTCCCGGCCATCTCAACCGTATTGGAAGGCCAGAACCTTCCCTTATCACCACAGGATGCCCAAAAAATTATTAAAAAGGCCAATGCCGTAGGCGAGGAGGCCCTGATCCGTGGTGCAACACCAGGACAGGCCAATGCGGCCGCTGGCGAGGCGTTAAAGGCCACTCTCATGCCCAAGTTGCAGCAGTTGGCCCAGGCCAAAACACCAAAGCCAAAAACCGTCAAATACGATAAACGGGGTGTCCCGATCCTTAAGCCCGGTTCGGTCGTTTTAACGGTTCAAGACGAATCTGGCAAACCAATCAGGATAAAGCACAAGGACGCGCTCGAGTACGCTGAAGGGTTGCATCGGGAAGCTATGGAGAAATGGGAATTTATTAAAAACGATCCCGTTCGGTCCGCTATCGCCAGAGTTGGGATCGCGCCCGAGCGGCCGGATCAGTTTGGAATTTCCCCTGAGAGCGGTGAGTACGAACGGCTGCCAAAGAACGCAAAGAACAAAAACGGAAGGACTGTTACGGAATGGGTCGAGAATCTTAACGAAGGAAAGGCGGAGCAGGATATAGATGCAAGCTATGTCTACGATATTGCAAAAAATCTTGAGGTCCCGCCCAAGCCAAAAATGGGCGATTCTTACCGGCAGGCGATACATGATCTCGAAGGCGAGCTGTCCGGCCTGTCAACCTACCAGCCACCGACCGCAGGCGCTTTTGAGGCGCGTGCCGCTTACGCTGAAAGTGCTCAGCCGTTTTACTCCCCGCTGAAACGCGCCATCGAAGCCAAGATGCCTAACCGGGCGCCGGCGCAGATGGTCAAGAACATCGTAAACAGCCAGGACGTGAAAAAGGAGGAAACCGACTGGATCGAAATCAACGAATGGCTGGACCAGCAGAAGGGCCCGGTATCAAAAGAGTCTGTCCTTAAATTCATTGATGACAATACCGTTGAGATTGAAGAAGTGGTCAAGGGTGACAAGTCCACGGATTTGATCCGAAGGTTCACCCAGCAGATTGAAGAAAAAGGGTACGGGGTTATAAGGCACGACGACGGCGGCTACGAGGTTTACAAGGACGGCCGGTTCCTGCTTGACGACGAACTGCCTAAAGACGTTAAGAACCTCTCCGAGCTTTTACAGAAAGCCATAGCGAAAGAAGGGACAAGCAACACGAAATTTGAGAAGTACACGCTTCCGGGGGGAGAGAACTACAGGGAGGTGTTGCTGACGCTGCCGGAAAAGGTTCCGGATAAATTGCCGGAAGGATTTTATACAAATAAAACTTCGTATGGATGGGAGATTGTGAATCGGGAAGGCGGTCGATTCGCGATGCCTACGCAACCGACGGAAACGTTGGCGGTCGAGAAATTTAATCAGGCGCTTAGTGCGGAAGGCGGTTTTCGTTCTGCTCACTTCCCCGAACCCAACATCCTCGCCCACATCCGGATTGACGACCGCATAGACACTCAGGGCAACAAGGTTCTTTTCATTGAGGAGATTCAGTCTGATTGGGGGCAAAAATTAAGAGAGAGCGCTGACCTCAGGAAAGTTTCCAAGCCAGAGAGTGTTTCTAAACTTGCGACCGATTTCTTCGGCAGAGAGATAGCGTCCGGTATTTCTTTCAATCAAATGGATGGTGGCGTGCTGGCTCTTGCTGACAACGATCAGATTAAGCGGGCGATTATCTCGCTTTTGCCCATTGATATGGTGAATCAACTCGGTGGGAAGGAGGCGGCGACCAAGAAGTTTCTCAGCAATCCGTCGATGATCGGCGCGGACCTCCCCATCGATGCTCGTCTTACGGTGGCGCAAGGGATTCTCGATGCGGCGCGCCAAACTTTTGCAAGCACGCGAACAAAACTTCTTGCCGGGCTTAAGGCTGGGCGGGACATAGAGCTTCTTCCCGCATTGAAGGCAAGTAATCTCACAGCCCGCGAAGTTATAAGCACGCTTTCCCCTCAGAGCCTTTATCATGTGGACCTGTCTCAGGAGGCCGTCGGTGGCAACATAGCAAGGGGAGGAGCAGAAATATCCTCCGCGCCCGATCTTGCTATACGGGACACGAAACGACTTCCCGCAACCGACGCAGAATTTCTCAATGCTCCAATTCCGGCAAGCATAAGCGCAAAATCTGGCCGCGGACAATCTTCCGATCTTCGTGGTGAACTTTCTTCCACAAGTATTGCAAAAGCGCTGGACTGGCATAATCATATTATATCAGAAACAGGCGTTTCAAAACCAGTTAATTACAAGACTGCTAATTTGCCAAAAATGCCTTTTGAAAAATCATGGATGGATCTTAGCCTCAAACGAATTCTGCGTTTTGCCGCCGAGAACGGCTACGATTCCATCGCGTGGACCACGGGTTCCCAGCAGGCGGAGCGGTATGACCTGAGCAAACAGGTAAATAAAATTGAATTTAATAAAACTCGCGATGGCCAATGGGTTGATGTAAATATTTACACACCCGACAGAAAAGAACCTATTAGATATGGTGATTTAACACATGAAAAATTGAAGGATACCGTCGGAAAAGAACTGGCTCAAAAAATTGTTGATTCAAAAGAAACGCGCGGAGATTTCTCCGGCCTCGACCTAAAAATCGGCGGCGAAGGCATGAAAGGTTTTTACGACCAGATGATTCCCTCCTTCCTAAACAAGTACACGAAGAAGTGGGGCGGGAGAGTGGGGGAGACAACCTTCCCGGAACAACGCATTGGCGATTTGCCTGCGCCGACGGCCCGTTCTTTTACGGCGCATAGTCTTGATATTACTCCAAGCATGAAGGAGTCCGTCCTGCAAGGCCAGTCCCTCTTTGAAAAGACTGGCGATCCCTACCAACAGGAGTTAAACTTTGCCGGTGGACAAGAAACCGGTAATTTACCAGCCCAGCCAGGAACGCCTCCTGGTCCCCGACCAACCGTGCGAGGTGGTTTTAAGGCCATATACAACCCGCACATCGAAGTTAAGTACAAGAAAGTCGGGTCCATCGTCATCCCCAACCAAGTCCTCCAGGAACCAGCCGACCTTGCCTATGCGTTCAAAGAATTAAAGAACGAAGCTCAGGAGAATTTCTTTCTTGCCGCCATGAAAAACGGCAGGATTGTAGCCGTTGAGCATTTGGGCTTCGGAACCATCGACCAGGTGGCTGTTTACCCTTACGAAACCATCAACCTTATAAACAAAACGGAAGCGGATTCGTTTCTAATTGTTCATAACCATCCGTCCGGTGAAATTAGCCCATCTCAAGAAGATAAAAATCTAACTATGGCTATTAAAAGAGCCATTGAAAACAGCGGCGCGAAATTTAATGGCCATGTCATTATTAACGATGGAAAGTTTGGTTTTATAAATAAAGACATGGGCGTTTCCGAAGGTATTCAAAAGGAATACGAAAAGACGAAAAACATTTCCGTTTTGAAGAAGTATTTCGAGTGGTCGACAACCAAGGGAGAAATTGCGTCAAGACCGCTGCTAAGCTCGCCGGATAAAGTTTTTGAAGTATTCAAAGGGATTCAAACAGGCGCGGATGAAGGCGTGGCCTACCTTCTGGATGTTCAAAATAGAACGTTGAACGCGGTTGTCCTACCGCATGGCCGGTTTAATACTGGAACAATCCAAAATATCGCCACGTCCTATCGTGCCGCGGGCATTGTTTTAGTTAACTCGAAACTTACAAATAGGGAAGCCGCGTCATTAAAGGGCGAATTGGGAACGGCTGGCATCCGCTTAATGGATGACATTGAGCTTGACCCGACATTTCGCGGATACAAATCAAGGATCGAGTCGGGAGTGTTTGAGTCTCCTTCACCTTACAGCTACGGAGCCAAGGAAGATACCGGCGAATTCTTCGGGATCGAGAAGGAGAACGTCGCCGACAAGTACATGCGCCTGCGCCGGGAGGCGATGAACCAGGGCATGAGCCATTCCGAAGCCATGAAATGGGCCAAAGCCAGGCTCCGCGGCGAGCCGGAGGGCGCCCCCACATCTGAAATTAAACCGGCCCAGTCCGAGTTTACCGTTGAAGGCGGGGTCCAGAGTTTCGGCAAAGGAAAGAAAGGCGAGTCCGACATGTTCGGGAGCAAGGGCGGATCGGTTATCGACGCATTTGAGCCCATCGAAACGCCGGAAACCATCGCGGCCCGAAAGAATTTCAAGCTGGCCGACCGGGCGCTTGAGGTGGTCCGCAAGTTCGCGGGCCGGATCGGCGAGAAGTACCAGATGCGCGGCGCGCAAGGCCATTTTAATCCCAGGACGAACAATATCCGGATCAACTCCATGAACAACGTGTCCACCGTGACCCATGAGGTGGTCCACTTCCTTGACCAGAAGTTCGGGTTCATCAAACCGCTCATGGAAAAGACCGGTGTATCGAGAACCGGCAACCCGATTTACAGCCAACGCTGGGCCGCGATGCGCAAAGCCATCACGCAGGCTTACATCGAGTATTACCCTGGGGCCAGGAAGGAGCATAAGCTCCAAAAGAGACTGGCTGAAGGGCTGGCTGCCTTTATTCAGCAGTACGCCCAGTCACCTTCAACGGTGAGTGCGAAATACCCCGACCTGTCCAAAGTCCTTTTGGGTGAATTCTCCGCGAATATGGCTGTTCCCCCGGAATGGAAGGCGTCTGCGCCACAATTCAAGGAACTGGTTGATGATGTCCGCAAGATAGCCTCGGACTACCAGAAACTCGACCCCAACGAAAAGATCGGGGCTAGGGTGGCTGAAGGGTTAAGGCAGGAGAATGAAAAGCTGCCGTTCATGTCGAAATCAGATTATCTCAAAACCGAAACCATTGACGACGTGTTCCCCATTAAACGGTTAGCTCAAGAGTTTGGGAAAGCAGGCACAAAAGCGGACCCTGCGGATTGGATACGCGTATTTAACGCAGTCAACTCCATCATTTACGGCAACCTTCGCGGGAAACTCGGCGTAGCCAGTAAAGTGTCGGGCGTGTTTTCGGGCCGGCACGGGTTCTGGTCGTTCAAGAACGGCCAGCCCATCAAAGTGAGCGAAACGAACTGGCGCGATTTGGAAAAGTCCTTGCGGGACGCCGGACTGCGGGAACAATTTCGTAATTGGCTGATCGCAAGGGACCAGCATTTCCTCCATTTGGAACTGGACAAAAAGCATCGAGCCGCGGAAGAAGCCGCCAAAATCCTGGCTGGGGCAAGAGAAGGCGAACAGATAGCAGGCAAAGATGTTGAGGAATTAAAAAAGGCTATCAAGGATTTCGCTGAATTGCGCGAGCAGCTGGCAAAGAACAGGATACCAAGACAGCTGGCGATAAGCGCCTACGAACAGGACAAGGACATCATGGCGCCGTTCGCCAAAGAGTTCGACACGTTTACTAGGGCGATGGTGGACCTGGCCGGCGATCCGACGGTCGGTCTTTTAACTCCCGACCAGGTGGCTCAATATCATTCGAGAGAAGGCTACGCGCCGCTTAAACGTGATGTGTTTGACGATATTTTGGCCGGAGAAAGTTCGTTTGGCGGCGGCCGGTCGATCAAGCCGTCATCTTTCAAGCAGCGAACGGGCAGCGAACTCCCCATCATCGACCCATTGTTTTCGTTCCCGCATGACATGGCCGAGGTGTTCCGTAAGTCCATTAAGCAACTGGTAATTAACAAGGTCGCCAATATCCTTGAAGAATTCCCCCAGTCCGGGCTGGCCGAACCGCAGCAGTTAAAGCCGTTTGTGGACAAGGAAACCGGGAAGATATCCTACCCTCAAGAACGGGACCCGAATATCCTCATGGCCAGGAGCCCGGACGGAAAAAGAAAACCTTATCTGGTAAACGCGGAGCTGAAAAAGGTTATCGAGGAGCTGCTGGATTACCGGAGCGCGGACATCCTCGCCCGGATCATGCGCGGGACCAGCCGTATCTTTACAGCCAGCACGACCGGGCTTTATCCTCCGTTCGCTCTTATGAACGTTATCAGCGACCAGATTCAAGCCGCGTCGAACTCGATGCACAAAACGATCCCGTTCTTTAGCACGGTTAAAGTCTTGCGCAAAGTCCTTTTCGATCACGAATCTCCAGAAGCCAGGTTCGCAGCCGAGTATCTTGCGATGGGCGGCGACAGGCAGACTATAACCAATGCGTTAAGCCTCCCTCCGGAGGAATTTGACCAGTGGCTGATGCAGGAGAAGAAGGGACTGGATCATCTGGTTGACTGGCTGGATACAGGTTCCGAGATTCTTGGGTTCCCGTCGAAGGTGAGCGAACTTTCCACCAGAATGGTTGAGTACATCCGTTCCCGGATGGCCGGCAAGGAATATGTGAACGCTTTGGAGGACGCTGGAATGGTTACAGGTCCGTTTCATCATCAGGGGCGACTGGTTCTAACTAAACGTGGCAGGGTTCGAGGCCAGCAGACGCCCATGACCACACTGGTCCGCAGTATTCCGTTCTTTAACGCCGGGGTCCAGTCCATAAGGGTCCATATCGAATCGCTCAAAGGGTCAAGGGGCGAGAACGTAAGGAATCGGGCGATGTTCGTTGTGATGGCGTCGATGGCCGCGGCGATTGCGTCCTCGTATTGGATCATGAAGAAGGCGACCAAAGAGCAGAAGAATCTTTACACCGAACTGGACCCGCAGGAACTGGCGAGCTATATATGGCTCCCGGCCGCAGACGGGAAGCGGTTAACGAAAATAAAGATGTACGGCCCTCAAATGGGGCTGGCGACCGTATTCAATATGGGCATGTGGGAAATGGCGGGTGAAACAAGCTATGTCGGAGGCGAGTACGCCGATGCCGGGACCGCCTGGCTTCCGGACCAACTTACTATCGGATCGCCTTCCAGGCTGTTCTTCTCCTGGCTGCCGCAGATCATTAAGCCGTGGATGGAAACTCTAACCGGAGTCAAGGTCTGGCCGTCGGTCCGGCCGCTTGAAACGATGGGCATGAAGAACCAGGAGCCTCGGTTCCGGTTCCATGAGCGGACCCCGGAATACGCCAAATGGCTAGGCGATAAACTGAACCTCTCACCGGTAAAAATTGACCACCTGATCGAAGGGCTCATGGGCCGCGGGACGCGCCCCTTTCTTGGCAAGGAGATCAAGAACCCGTTTATGCGGGAATGGTATTTTACGGCCGGCAGGACGCTTCAAGACTATTACGAACAGCGCGAGGAATCGAATGGACTTTACAACTCGTTACAGAAAGGCGAACGGGAGTTCACTCTGGACGAAACCGTTAAGATTATCAAGCAGCGCCAGCAGATCCACGGCAAGCCGGCCAAGCGAGGGCAGAAGGGCGAGCCGGGCATAGACGATTTGATTAAACGATACCGCGATTTGAATAAAACCGGCGTGCCGGACGAAGATCAGGACGCGATCAGAGATTTGATACTGGAGAGGATATCCACGTTTAGGCAGGGAGTGAAGCTGAAATGAAACGCCCCTTAATGTTCCTTGCGTTTTTCACCATGCTCACTCTGTCACATGGAGCCGAGCAGCCGCCCTACGATGTCAAAGATCCGGCCGTCTCCGAGAATTTCAGGGAAATCTATCGCGATGTCGATTCACTTCAGAAAGAGACTTCTGTTCTGACCACCAACACCTCTGGCCAAATCCTTTTAGGCCAGGGCACCGGCGCTGTTCCGATATGGGGGTTTAGGGGGATTGGAAGAATTTCAGTGGTAGCTGGTACCACAACAGGCTCCACAACATCATCGTCATTTGCGGCCATGACATCTTCAGCCACAATTACACCCAGTTCAACGGCAAGCCGGATACTGGTAATTGCAAACGGGCGCCTTCACAATAGCGCTGTCCAAACAGATTCTTGCTATGCCACGTTGTGGAATGTGACAGGCGACTACAATATGGCCGGTTCCAATGGCCGGGCGGAGATTGGGTTCAGCGGGTTCCTTGACGCTTCTGCAATGGCTACTCCTGCGACATTGCTACACATGGATAGTCCGGCAACAACGTCCCCGGTAACGTATCAAGTGCGTTTAAGGAATAGCGCCGGAGGGATTACCTGTTCGTGGGGCGGATCGAATTCTGAGCCTGCAATGATTCTAATGGAGGTTTTAACGCCGCCATGAAAAAATTGGTTGTTTTTTTTGTAACGATTCTCATTTCGACTTCATCGTGGTCAGACCTTATTGTTTTTTTTGATCCAGTCACCAGCGAAGTCCTGAAAGTTTCTTCGGATGCAAGGCTTGACCCGTCCGAATACCAAAGGAATCCAAATTACGTTATTCTTACGCAAGAGTCCGACATGAAAGCTGTCCATGCTTTACGCGAAAATTTACCGGACAGATACCTAAAAAACCAGAACGGGTCGATATTGGAAATGACGGCATCCGAAAAAACGCAGTCGGACAATCGATTATTATTATCGGTTCGAGATCAAGCGAAAGCGGTTTTCATGTCTTCTGAACATGACGGAAATGTATTGAGGGCGATTGTCTTGGTTTTGATTGATGAGATCAATACGTTAAGGAGCCGGGACCGGGACCGGGCGGTGGACGTGGAGAACGCGACCAGTTTAGCTGATTTGAAATCGCGCTGGGCGTCGCGAAACGCGCTGGACGATCGAACTACATCTCAAGCAAAAACAGCGGTGAAAAATAAAATTAACAGCGCTCAATCCGACTGAATAGCTCAGGGTCCAACGACCTGGCCTCGGACAATAACAGTTTCGGCTCAGCACCGTCAGCGTATTCGTCCATTTCCCAAAACCCGGCTTCCCGGCAATCTTCCATTACCGCTTCTCCGTAGCCCTGTCCATCCACAATGCCCTGGCTTCGGTACAACCCTTAAGCATTTCCTCGAGCCGAGCGAT